AATCGCCTGGGAGTTCCCAAGGACGATGTAGGGGCCCGGTTCCTCATCGGGAACGGCCCCCTGGTCATACACCCTGCAAATTGTTCCGTTGAGCGGATTGGAGGAAAGAGCGCCGTAGATCGCCGCAAGGATCTCGTTCTCGTTCATTCGTCGCCCGCCACCTCCTTCAGGACCTCTTCCAGCGCTGCCTTCGTCCGGGCTTCGGCAGCCCTGGCGGCCGGATAGAGGAAAGGCTTTGCGGCCATTCGTTTGGTCCCGAATTCCACCGCAAATGCGTAATACTTCCTGCCCTTTTGGTGTCCCTTCCTGGAATTCCCGCCCGGTTCCGGGTAATCGGCGTAGACCTTTGCCGCCAGGGTCTTCTCGCTGACCTGCTTTTTGATCGAGCGGCGCAGGGCCCCGGTCCGCACGGGAGCCCGGGAAGCGGCATCAGCCCTGACGGCCTCCGCCCTCTCTTCCAGAACCTCGAGGACCTTCTTCCGAAGCCGCTCCGGCGCCTGCTGAAGACGTTTTAACTCCTCCTTCAGCCCGATCACATGGCTATGACCCATGGCGAACACTCCAGCACCAGCCACCGCCTTCCGATCGGGACAATCCCAACGATCCTGTATTCCACCGATCCCACGACGGCCTTGTCATTGATCGCGATTCCCTGCCGGTAGCGGATTGTGATTTCATGGGTCCGTTCCTCCCGCTTCGAGTCCGCCTCTCTCCGCACACTCGAGGAAAGCGCTTCGACCTTCCCCCAGACGGTCGCGATGGTCGTTTCCGTTTCGGGTTCATATCCGCCCTGCCCGTCGGGGATTCCTCTGAGCATCCGTTTCAGGGTGACGCGCTCTGACAGCTCCCCGATCTTCATGCCGGCACCACCCTGTCAGGCCACAGAAGCATCTCGAAGCCCTGGGGAAGGACGCTTGTGATGTTGCCGATGTTCACGCTTTCCCGGTGCTCGTACCAGTGGCCAATGAGTAGAAGCATGGCCTGCTTCCAGCCCGCCGGGACAGGGTCGGTTCCGGCGGTCACGGTAACGGTCAGGGCATCGTAGTTCCTGGGAGTTCCGTCAGGCCACGAATCAACCAGGAGGCTGCCGTCCGCAGACAGCCGAAATGTTCCGTCGGCCACCCGTACTTCGGTGCCGTCCTCCAGAAAGCAGGTGACGGACTCGACCGCCTTGACTGGAAGAATCGGGAACCTGTAGGGCATCTCCGGGTAGCGGTCCAGGACGATCTCAAATCGGCGTTCCGGGATCATTCTCCCCAGGAATTTTTCTACCGCTTCCCTGGCCGCGGTGATAAGAAGGCCAATGAGGGTGTCATCGTCGTCGTTTTCGACCCGAAGGTGCAGCTTCGCCTCTTCCAGGGACAGCGGTTCCGACGCCGGAGCCGTCTTTTCCCGCCACATCGCCCTCTTTCACCTCCCCCGCTAGCTCCAGGCTTTCAGCCAGTCCGTTCCCGACCGCATATCGCCCGTAGTTTTCCGAGACGTCCACTTCCTCCCCAGGCTCGAGTTCCCGCCTGTTATACCCTCCCTGCCACCAGACGCAGGGTCTCACGATCCTGACCTTCACACGAACTCCCCCCTCCCAAAGGGAAAAGCGGGGGCTTTTCCCTGCCCCCGCCTTGCGCCACGATGCCACTGACTAGGCCGCCTCGCACTTCACCAGCTTGATCGCCTCGGAGTCCTTCAGGAACCCGCCAACCCTCATCGTGGAGTAGAACCCCACGTAGGGTTTGTTGGTGTAGGGATCCCGCAGCATCCGGACCCCGATCCGGTCGACAATGGTGTAGCCGGCGCGAAAATCCCCGAAGGCGATGGCGTAGGCATCCGCCGCCACGTCCGGCATGTCCTCGTTCTCCGTCACCGGGTAGCCGAGCAGCGCGGAAGGCACACCGGCCTGGAGTCCGGGCTGCCAGAGATAGTTGTTCTCGTTGTCCTTCCATTTGCGGATCTGGGCCAGAGTCAGGCCGTTCATCATCCAGCGGGCGTTGGCCCGGTGTCCAGCCTTCAGCGAATGGATCACGTCGATCAGCAGATCCCCCGGGTTGCTTGCAGGAAGGCCGGCTGCCGCTCCGGTCCGCAGGTACTGTAGCGTTCCAAAGGCCCTCGTGGCATCGGCAGTGAGTGCGGCAGGGTAGGCCAGGAACCCCTTCGGCTTGTTCGTCCCGTTCCCGGTCGTGAAGGCTGCGTTCTCCGCGATCGTGAAGGCATCGCGCAGTTCGGCTGCGAGCCAGCCTTCCACGTCGAAGAACAGGTCGTCGAGCGCCCTCTGAGTCGCCTGCGGATAGGCATAGATCTCCCCCATGAAGGGCGTCAGCTCGGTCAGCGTCGGCGTCGCCGTGGCAGCCCTGGCATCCGTCTCCCCGACCCAGCCCGACGTGGCTCCGTGCTTGTTCACCAGCTCCTTGTACTCCCCGCCTCCCACGGTGATAACCCGGCAGACGTTCCGCATGGGAGTCGCCTTCTGCAGGAGGCTGTAGATTTCCCGGTTGAGGAGTTCCGGTACGGCATACCCGCCGTCTCCCTCAACGCCCGTCTGGATTGCCTTGAGCTGGAGATCCGCGAGGCCTTCCTCGACTCCCTTGCGCATCCACCGAAGAAATGCGCTCTTATGCTCCGTCTTCACCGGATCCTCATTCCCGCTGGCGAGCCCGGGGCGATTCAGCTTCGCCTCAAGCTTCCCTTTCTCCTCGTCGAGACGCCTCAGTTCACTGTCGATCCTGGCAAGCTTCTCTTCCAGCTCGGCGCTGTTGTGCCCCGTCTTCCTCAATTCCTCCAGCCTGGCATCGTTCGTCTTCCGATACTCCTCGAAAGCCTTGCCCAGCTGGTCCAGAACGTCCTTGAGCTCCATGTCCACGTTTATCCCTCCCTCATCAGATTGAGCAGCCGCCTGGCACCCGCCAGAACCGCCTTTTCTTCAGCTTCCCGCTGGACGACGTCCCGCATCCGGGCGATGATGCCCTTGGCTTCGGATCTTGACAGGTCCCCTGCCTCCCGCAGGAACTCTTCGAGATCCCGGATCGTCGTAAGGCTGTCCATGGCCTTGACCGTCCTAACCCTTGCCTGTTCGTTCGCCGGGAAGGTCACCAGGCTGATTTCCCAGAGGTCCACCTTTTTCAGAAGCCGGACCTCCCTGTCTCCTTGTTTGCGGAAGCTCTTTTCAACGGCGCTGTAGCCGATCGAAAGCCCGTTGAGCGCACCGGCCTTCAGGAGCGCGTGAGCTTCTGTAGCTTTCGCGACCTCCCCAACGAGGAGGCGCCCCTTCACCCATAGCCCCTTGTCGTCTTCGCGAGCCTCCGTCCAAACCCCGATCGGCTCGGCGGTGTTGTGCTGCCAGAGCATCGCAGGAGCGCGGGCCTTCAGCGAGTCGGAGAAGGCGCCCGGCTCAACAATGTCGTCCCACCAGTCCACGACGCCAAAGACACTGGCATACCCCTGAAAGACCCCGACGTCATCGACTCCCTTCAGTTCGAAAGGGCAGCTAAGCCTCTGTCTCGTCATCCTCAACCTCCTTCTCGTCCCCGTCCGGACCCGTCAGCCGCATGTTCAGCGGACTCATAAAATCGTCTCCGCCGGGCCTTGGGTTCAGGTTTTCCTTGGCCCTCACCTCGTTCGGCGACATGATGCCGCTCTGGATCGCCAGCTGGTAGGCGGTATACCGGCTCTTGATGTCCCCCCGCAGGAGCCCGTCCACAAGAAATTCCGGGAAGACCGATTCTTTCTCCCTGTCGGGGATGAGGTCCCGCCAGATCGCCGACTCGATGCGCCTGATCCAGGGCAGGAGAGTGAACTGCACGAACCCGAGGCTCATGTTCTCGATCCCGCTTCCCCAGCTGGTGCTCTTTTCCACGCTCTGGATCATGTGCAGCGGCACCCGGTAGATCCTGGCGATGTCCTCCACCTGGAATGCCCTTGTCTCCAGGTACTGCATGTCCTCGTTCGACATGGTGAGCCCCGTGAACGTCATGCCCTCCTCGAGGATCGCGGTCTTTCCGCTGTTGACTCCCCCGTAGCTCGCTTCCCAGGACTCTCTCAGCCGTTCGAGCGACTCCTTCGACAGCTTCCCGGGGTGCTGGAGGATCCCCGTGGGAAGGGCACCATTTCTGAATACCCGCGAACCATGCTTCAGCGTGGTGAGTGCCAATCCCACCGTGTCCCGGTGATAGAGGATCGGGCTGATACCGCGGACACCGTCCAGAGTCCGGTACCGGACGTGAAAGATCCGGCTTTTGTCAACTGTCTCCTGCCTCCCATCGTTGAAAGTGATCCGGTAGGCGAGCGACCAGTCCGGTCTCTGCTCGACCGTCACCTGGTCCGGATGCAGCGGCAGGAGTTCACGAACCTCGTCCCGGCTGTCGGTTACCTTGTAGGCGTAGAAGTTCCCCCTCAGGCACAGGTGCTGCATCGCCATTTCCCGGAATTCAAAGCTCGTCTGCCACTCGTTGGGCTTCCAGCCCAAGAGTCTTCTCAGCGGGGATTCCTCAACCTCCTCCTTCCCTCCGGCCGTCCGTCTGTAAAGTTTCAATGGCAGCTGAGCGATGGATTCCGCCAGGATCCCGACGCAGGAATAGACGGCCGAGCACCGAAGGGCTGTCTCCGGAGAGACGTATTCCCCGCTTTCTGCCTCCGCTCCCCCGTAGAGCGTCAACCGCACCAGGTCCAGGATTCCCCGGGGCGAAGCTTCTTTCTTGCGGAACAACTTCAGGATCTGCATGCCTCCCCTCCTTTCGGCATCAAAAAAGCCGCCTCGCGGCGGCTAGAGGGAGATCAGCCCTCGCTCCTCGTAAACGCTTGCCTGGTTTTCCCTCATGGCTGCCCTTCCGATCGCCATGATCAGGGCGACGATCCCATCGATTCGCTCCCTGCTTTTGCCCTTGTCGGGTTTCAGGTTTCCAGCGGGGTCGACCGAAGCCTGGACGTTGTCCGCCATCCAGCGAAGCACCGGATTTCCTCCATGGTGAAGCTTTCCGGCATAGACGAGGGCCTCCGTCTGCTTCATGGGACCGCTCATGGAGGCGAACCCCTGCCTCGTCGGCACCATCACCAGGCCAGCGTCAGTCAGCCTCTGGATGATCTCGGTCGCATTCCACTGGTCGTAGGCGATCTCCTCAACCTTGTGCCTTTCGGCGAACTCCAGGATGTCCTTCTCGATCCAGGCGTAGTCCACGACGTTCCCCGGAGTCGTCCGGACCAGTCCCTGCCGTGCCCATACCTCGTAGGGAACCCGGTCCCTTGTTGACCTTTCCCGCATGTTCTCCTCCGGGATCCAGAACAGGGGGTGCACCTTGTAGATCCCGTCATCCCAGGGAAAGACAAAGACGCAGGCAGTGATGTCCAGGGTCGTGGAAAGATCCAGTCCGCCGAAACACGGTTTGCCGACAAGCATACGCGGGTCGACACTTCCCTCGGAGAAGTCCCACTTGTCCAT